GGATGCAGAGTCTTATCCGTGGAAATCAAACGCGCACTACTGGCTGGTTACCAACCTGTACCAGAACATGCGGGCCAATGCGCTGACTGACGCGGAATTACGGCGCAAGGCTGCCGATGAACTGACCTGTATGACAGCACGAATTAACCGTGGTGAGACGATACCTGAACCAGTAAAACAACTTCCTGTCATGGGCGGCAGACCTCTAAATCGAGCACAGGCTCTGGCGAAGATCGCAGAAATTAAAGCTAAGTTCGGACTGAAAGGAGCAAGTGTATGACGGGCAAAGAGGCAATTATTCATTACCTCGGGACGCATAAGAACTTCTGTGCACAGGACGTTTCCGCGGTAACAGGCGCAACCGTAACCAGCATAAATCAGGCTGCGGCTAAAATGGCGCGGGCAGGAATCCTGGTCATTGATGGTAAGGTCTGGCGAACGGTGTATTACCGGTTTGCTACCAGGGAAGAACGGGAAGGAAAGGTGAGCACGAACCTGATTTTTAAGGAGTGTCGCCAGAGTGCAGCGATGAAACGGGTATTGGCGGTATATGGAGTTAAAAGATGACCATCTACATCACTGAGCTAATAACAGGCCTGCTGGTAATCGCAGGCCTTTTTATTTGGGGGAGAGGGAAGTGAACGATAGCTACCGACAGTTTGAAAACTGGTGGTCAAAAGACAAAAGCCAGTTCACGGGAGACGATGAATTAAAAGAGTTTGCCTGGGTGATATGGCAGGCATCGCGCTCTGCTATTGAACTGGATATCGACTGGCCCGAATCGAATGACGACCTTTGGAAAGATGGTGAAGAAGGTGCTTATGCGATGGGTTATGAGGATGGGCGTGACAAAACGGTAATTGCAGTAATGAAAGCCATCAGGGCCGCAGGAATCAAAGAAAAGAATTTCGATTAAGCAAATATCACTTCAATAAATCGCTTTTAAGGCATCACAATCGCTCTGTGGTGAGGTAAGCACGTGCAAGGCATGCCGATAAGCAGCGAGAATGAAAAATGCGTCAGAATGCGTTTGAGGAGGTTTTAAGAAATGAGTACGATAGCTGAGCTTGTCAGGGCTAATTTTCGTGAAGAGTTGGTGCGTTGGTATCGGTATCGTTCATCGTCCAGTTTGCCGCTTGATGAGTTGTATGAGCATTCACCTGCCGCACGACGCTATCCGCGTGACCGTGTTCTTCGACGGTTGTTCAAACTCAACAATGAGTTTCAGCGCAACAGAATTATCCGGAGTCTGGATTTTAAGTGAAGGAGTGAGCATGAGCGACCTATCATTAACCCAGCCAAAGCTAAAAGAATGTCCGTTTTGCGGCGGTAATGCTCGTCTGTGGGTTGAGGCCGGAATAAATATTGATGTGTGGGGCTATGCAGAATGTGACCTCTGTGAAGCCAGGGGGGCATGGGCACCATCAGTTGCTGCGGCGGCTGAAAAATGGAACCGGAGAGCAGGAGATGAAGCAAACCTTTCTGCTTCGCAACGAAGCAATCAGAAATAACGCCATAGACGCCATTCTCTCACTACCCATCGACGACAAGTCACCCCACGAAGTCCACGTTAAAGAACCCAAGCGCAGCAAAGCGCAGAATGACCGCATGTGGCCGATGCTGAACGATGTTTCGCGTCAGGTGCTATGGCATGGTCAACGGCTGGCGCCGGAAGACTGGAAAGACCTGTTCACTGCCCTGTGGCTTAAGACCAAAAAACTGGAGCAAAGAAGTGCGCCTGGTATCGACGGTGGCGTTGTCATGCTTGGCGTGCGTACCAGCAAAATGCGAAAGGCCAACATGACTGAGCTTATCGAAATCATGTTCTGGTTCGGCTCAGAGCGCAACGTGCGGTGGAGTGATGACTCCCGGCGAGAGTATGAATGGTCACAACGAAAAGGTAGGGCTGCATGACTATCAAATCAAATACACCAGCACACGACAAGGACTGCTGGCAAACGCCGCTTTGGCTTTTTGATGCACTGGATATTGAGTTTGGATTCTGGCTGGATTCAGCTGCGAGCGACAAAAACGCTCTGTGCGCTCACTGGCTAACTGAGGTCGACGACGCGCTCAATTCTGAGTGGGTAAGCCACGGTGCAATCTGGAATAACCCACCGTACAGCAATATCAGGCCGTGGGTGGAAAAAGCCGCTGAGCAGTGCATACAACAGCGACAGACGGTAGTGATGCTTGTGCCAGAGGATATGTCTGTCGGATGGTTCAGCAAGGCTCTGGAGAGTGTTGACGAAGTTCGTATT